GTACAATTACTGTAAAGATGTACTTGATGCCTTGAATGCTATAGAAGGCGAGAAGATTTGTGAGCTGGAGATGGGGCTTACGGAGAACCTTGAACCATGTGGGTTCCGAGATGACTCTGTGTGGTGGCGGGGCATTGCCGACTTAGTTATCCTAAACAAACGCACCAAAACAGCTTACGTGGTAGACTACAAGACTAGTAAGAACACTAGGTACGCAGACAAAGGGCAGCTAGAACTAATGGCTATGAGCTTGTTTAAGATGTACCCAAAGCTAGAGACAGTGAAGGGCGGGTTGTTGTTTGTAGTATGTAACGAGCTTGTAAAGGACAAGTACTACAAGAAGGACGAGTCTAAGCTATGGGCTAAGTGGTTATCAGACTACAGCCGCATGGAGCAAGCCTTTGATAATGATGTATGGAACGCGCACCAAAGCGGACTATGCAGACGCCATTGTATTGTGACAGAATGTGTACATAACGGGAGAAACTAATGCCGTATAAGAATAAAGCAGATCGTAAGAAACAAAAGAACCCTCCCGTAGGTAGCCCCGCACACGAAGCTCGTATGGAGCGGCAACGCGCTAGGCGTGCTATGGATAAGAAAGGTAAAGATGATAACAACAACGGCAAAGCCGATAAGCGTGAAGGTAAAGACGTTAGTCACAACAAGGCACTAAGTAGAGGCGGTAGCAATAAAGATGGTGTTACAGTAGAGGATAGTTCTACTAACCGTAGCCGTAACTACCAAAGAAAAGGCAGTAAAAAGCCTAGATAAATAATTTGTGGTGTGTGTGTGTGTGACGCGTGCTTGATGCGTCTTTAAATGATGGCGTGCCACTCCTTTAGGCATTAGAATCAGCGTCATAAAATCGAGCAGTCTAACGGGCTAGTGAGAACATATCTAGTCCCTACATAATGCAGACCTAGCCCTATCTGTGGACGAAGCAGGGCTACTAAAACGGTATGGCGGAGACATTTTTGTTACGTAGGTAGCAAAGCCCCGACCTGACTGGGCTGTACAGTTATTCAGTTATTCAGTCTACCCATTAACAGAATATGTAGGTGTTATCACCTTAATGTGTTAACAAGTAATTATATTTCAGTGTGACGTGGACACCCACTTCATGCTATTTCGCATCGGAGCAACAAATGAAGATAGTAGATGGTAAGGCGTTATTACTTACGTTACGTAACCCCGCAAAGGTTACAGCAGTAATACCAAAGAGCAGAGAACTGCCGAACAACCAAGTACTTGTTAACTGGGGGCTAGAAGAAACACAAGTTCTACGTAACATGAACATAAACGCCCCCTCCCCCATAGAATCTAAGTACAAGTGGACGGGCAAGTACACCCCGTTTGACCACCAAAAGACCACTGCTAGTTTCTTTACTCTTAACCGCAAGGCATTCTGCTTTAACGAGCAGGGTACAGGCAAGACAGCCAGTGCTATATGGGCTTCTGATTACTTGATGAAGCAGGGGGCAATACGAAGAGTACTAGTTATATGCCCTCTGTCTATTATGGATTCCGCATGGAGGAATGACTTATTTAGTTTCGCTATGCACCGTAAGGTAGACGTTGCGTATGGGGCCAAGGCTAAACGCGCTAAGATAATAGAAGGTGACGCTGAGTACGTGATAATAAATTATGACGGGGTAGAGATTGTGGCTGACGCGGTAGCCAATGGAGGGTTCGACTTAATCATTGTTGACGAGGCTACTCACTATAAGAACCCACAGACCAAACGATGGAAGACCTTGAACAAGTTAGTGGGGCCAAGCACGTGGCTTTGGATGATGACAGGTACACCTGCGGCACAAAGCCCTACGGATGCGTATGGTATAGCTAAACTAGTTAACCCTAATGGAGTGCCTAGGTTCTTCGGGTCTTTCCGTGATCAAGTAATGCGGAAGATAACTAACTTTAAGTGGGCACCTAAAGAAGACGCCACGACAACAGTGCATAGGGTACTGCAACCTGCCATAAGGTTTACCAAAGATGAGTGTCTAGACTTACCGCCTATGGTGTACGTCAATAGGGAGGTACCCCTTACACGCCAGCAATTGAAATACTACAAAGAACTAAAGAATAAGATGGTCATGCAAGCGGCAGGGGAGCAGATAACAGCGGCTAACGCGGCGGTTAACATGAACAAGTTGCTACAAATATCAGCGGGAGCAGTGTATACCGACACGGGCGATGCGATAGAGTTCGATATATCCCCACGGTATAAAGTATTGCGAGAAGTTATTGATGAGTCTAGTAAGAAAGTATTAGTCTTTGTCCCCTTCAAGCACACCATTGATTTACTGACTAGTAAGTTACGGGCAGACGGCATACCCACAGAAGTAATACGAGGGGACGTACCTGCTGGTAAACGCACGGAGATATTTAAACGGTTCCAAGAGAACGATGACCCCCGCGTATTAGTAATACAACCTCAATCAGCGGCGCATGGTGTAACTCTTACTGCGGCAAACACAGTGGTATGGTGGGCACCTACAAGTTCCCTAGAGACATACGCTCAGGCCAACGCTCGTGTACACAGGTCAGGGCAAGACCACAAATGTACCGTCGTGCAGCTACAAGGTTCACACGCCGAGAAACGTGTTTACGCATTACTAGATAACAGAATAGACATACACACAAAGATGATTGATCTTTACAAAGAAATACTTGACTAGCTAATAATAAGCTACTAAAGTGAACGTCCCTTAACAAAAGGAGAGCGTAATGAGTGATAGCAAGCCTACCGCAGAGCAGTTAACTCAGGTTTATCTAAAGATAAAGGATAAACGTACGGAGCTTTCGACGGTATTTAAAGAGAAGGACGACAAACTAACTGAGCAGTTAGACAAGGTTAAGAAAGCCCTGTTGGGATACTGTAAGGAGCAGGGAGTAGATAGTGTAAAAACTTCAGCCGGATTGTTTTATAGGTCTGCCAAGACTAGGTACTGGACTAGCGATTGGAGCAACATGCATGAATTTGTTTTAGAGCATGAAGTTCCAGAGTTGCTAGACAAACGACTTAATCAGAAGAACATGAAGGATTTTTTAGAGGAAAACCCTGACCTTGTACCTAAAGGTCTTAACGTAGACTCAGAGTATGTAGTCTCAGTAAGGAGGAAGTAATGGCAGCATTCGTACCAATTGAAAACGTAGCAAACCACTTTGCAGTGTCTATATCTACTGTCCGTGCGTGGATACGTACCAACAAAATCCCTAGCGATACTTATATAAAAGTAGGCTCCACTTACCGTTTCAAGTTACCGGAGTTAGAAGCAGAACTTCTAGGTAAACCTGTATCGGTGGGGGAACAAGCCCCGCAAGGCGATATGATGTATGAGCAGCTAGAGTTAGATTTAGATGATGACGCTTGATGAGTAGTAATCGACTACGCCGAATCAGCATACGTGATAGCAAGTTTAATGTTATCGCTGACGGCAAAGAAGTTACTCTAGATTCAAGTACTATGGATGTGGTTATAGTAAACGCCGCTTCAGTATCTCGCGCTTATTTTGGCGATGCGTATGACCCTAACAGGGTTGCGGTACCTACGTGTTGGTCTTCCGACACACAAGTACCATCAGTAGATGTACCTCAAGAGCAACGGCAAGCTACGCGTTGCATGGACTGTCCTCAAAACATTAGAGGTTCTGGTCAGTATGGGGGTAGGGCTTGTCGGTTCTCACAACGACTAGCAGTTGTATTTCGGGATAAGCCCGAAGAAGTGTATCAATTACAAATACCTGCCACGTCTATATTCGGCAGTGCTGCCAAGGGGGACATGGGGATGCAGAACTATGCACGACTGTTAGCTAAACATGATACACCTGTAGTTACTATTACTACTCAAGTTTCTTTTGTTAGTGATAGTGTTGTACCAAAACTTTGCTTTAAGCCAGTAGACCGCTTAGATAAAGACACGCTTGAAATTGTATCTACTATGATTGACCACGAAGATACGTTACAAGCAATCACTATGTCAGTACCTGTAACAAGTGAACCTGTGTCCCCATTCTCAGTAGTGGAAGGTTTCGAGTTAAACGCAAATTAATCTATTAGGATTTATAAACATGGCTACAAATAATCAATACCTTATCAAC